ACCTGGTTATCTGTGATCATGCTCTGGATGTACGACTTGAGCGGGTACAGGGCGCGTTGGTAGACCGAGCGACCCACGAATCCGAATGAGGAATCAGTCCATTGGATATAAACCGGCTGCTCATTCATCAGCACCACGCACCGGGATGGGTGATAGGTCACACCATCCGCCCTCACTTGCTCGGGGCGCATGAACCTGGGGGAGTTAGGCGATTGATTGAGGACCAGGCTGCCTGCGGTATTCAGGGGATCTAGGACGTTGAAGAACAAATCCTCTCCAGAAACTTTATCGAGGTCCAAAGGTTCGTTGGGTTTCCCGCCGCCACCGATGATCAGGGACGCGATACCGTAGGCTCTTGCCAGCGTAGCGGTCGAGCGGATGATGAGGTCAGCACCGGTGCCGCCGATCTTATCCCATTCGTTCTCGAACGCTTCTTTGAGATCGTCCGGGGCATCGGGGATATTGATCTCGCGCTTCTGTGATTGGGCCAGTTTGATTGGCCCTTCGGTCATTTTCAACCCGAGCGGGTGAGATACGAGGATTGTCTTGCAGGTCTGATAACCGGGAGCAGAGCCGGGCTGGATTGCATCGACCATGAGCAGATCCATGAGGTCAGACGGAACAGTGTTCCCTGTGCCCAGAATTGCCGTTGCGCCTGAATCGACACCGCTCGCAAAACTCATTTATGGCCCTTTTTTTGGAAAAGTGGGAAATATTTTCTATCGTCTCGGCGAGCGATTGAAACAAAGTGGGAAAGTTTTGTCGGTTTTGAGATGATTTTTGGCCGAAAGTGGGGCAAACCCATCAATAACCGAAACTGTCTCCGAGTCCAATCGCTACCCCGTAACAAAAAGTATCGAGCAGGTCCATGCTGTGCGGGGTTTTCGCCCCCACACGATATCCGCATACCTGCCCTAAAAAATGGTTTTTGCTGATTCCTCGATAGGCCGTGATTTTGTTGTGAGCATACCCTGATATTTTGACCATGCCCTGATGCACGTAAGACGACACTGACAGCGCCCGACCGTCCTTGCCCATCGCAGTCAATACCCCATCTATCCCGTAAACAGGCATCTGCTTGCGCTGCGCCTGCTGGATCAGTACCGTACCGGAAGACTTATCTTCAACCCATACCCCCGCCACGCCACCGCGAGAGCCGCACTGCTGAGCCAATTCCTCGCATCTCTTGATCACGGTCGGCAGCCATGCGTCGAGTAGGTCCCCAGTGATTTGCAGCACCTCCCAATCCAGGATGATTAGAGGATGCCCCGCGATTTTGTTTCGGCAGAAATATGTAACCGCCGTCCCATCATGCTCAAGCCCGTCTTTTAGCGCCGTGTCCACCACTGCATAGACTTGATCTGTCCGTCCTGGATAATCAACAGGCACGCCATTGTCGAGCAAAGATGTCTCGGCAAAAAACGACACTCCCGACCAGTCCACGAATTCAGCCAGGTATTCCTGTGAGTACACAAGCGGCGTATTGTCTGCCTCCAGCCTCGCTATCTCCTGTGCCGGGAGGTACGGATTGCCTGAGGTAGGCGCGTGGATATCCACAAATCCATGAGACGGATCAGTGCAAATCCGGTAGAAAAAATTGTCGTCGTCTTTGCCTGAGGGAGTGGAAAATACCCACGCCGACCCCTGGTAGTCGAGTAATGACGGTCGGATTGCCTGCTGCCAGATGTCCATCATGTCTGGCCCAGCAAATGCAGCCTCATCTATCAGCACGCTATGATATTTCCGGCTCCGTCCGGCTCGAGGATTATTGAGCGTCCAAAAATCCACTCTGCCGCCATGCCTGAGTCTGATCAGGCCATCGATCTTTGATGCTGATACCACGAGCGGATCGAGTATCTCTACAATCTCTCTGTACGTCTCAGACATGATCTTGTAGTCTGGGGCAAAAAATCCGAGGGACCGGCCTTTTGCTGCTGAATCGCAAATGAGCGTAATCGCGAGAGCGGTTTTACCCCATCGTCTCCCGCATCGAACTGCCCGGAATCGTCCTGGAGTCAGATAGGCATTGATCTGTCCTGTGTGCAGCGTGGGAAGAGTAATGACTGTCTCAGCCAGGCAATCCCCCTACAATCCGGATTTGCTCGGGGGCGGGTGAGGATTGTTTGTTGGCCGTCAGTAGGTCCATGGGCATCCGAGCCGCGTCATTGCTTCCTTTCACAAGACTGATGGCCATGGATATTGCCTCCACATGGCCTTCTGGCGATGTCTCATCGACAGCCTGCATTTTGATATTTGCCGCCTGTGCCATTTTGATTGCGGTCGCGGCATTGAGTTCTGCGGCAGTCGCAAGATTGGCCTGGATCGCCATCATTTTTTGAGATAAATCAATCGCGGAAACTCTCGCGGAAATTGGGAGCGCGCTAAGGGCCTGTTCGGTTTTAACTATTTGTTCCGCAATCTCTTTTATTTTCCGCGGATTCGAGGAAACTTTTTCCCTCAGAGATGATTCGGCGATTTTAAATTTTTTCGCGAGGGAATTCATGCTTTCCCCTTCCGCTATCCTTCGCTCGATCTCTGCCCACTGGGCCGGAGTGAGTTTTGAGGGTCTGGCCATCGATGCTCCAGAGGGGTGATCGAATAAAAAAACCCCGCGCCAGGCGGGGGAAGATTGGCGTTTTGCCAACCAGGAGGAATTCAGGGGGAATTTCGGAGTGTATCGATTACCGGGGATTATTGCGCTAAAAGCGCAGGGTGTCAAGTTTTACTCATCCTACACACCCTCCCTCACGTAATTTCTCGTCCAGCGCGGATAGGCCCGAGTTTTCCAGTTTGGCGAACCGGGCCTTGATGCGCCGGACCTGCTCCTGGAGGGTGCGCAGGGAGAGGCCGTACTCGGATGCCATGCGTTTGGAATCCCACTTGCGCCTACACACCGCGCGCTCCACCGCAGCGATGCGGACGACCCGCGGGAGCCCCTCAAGGTCCACACAGTGGCTCAGAGCGTCTACAGCGTCCCTCCAGTCGTCTGTGGGAGCGGGTTGACCGCAGTGAGGGCAGTCGGAGCGGAAGTCTCCGAATCTCACAGTGAGAACGTGGCGCTGATCTGGAGCAAGAGTGTCGAATACTCGCAAGATCATTCCGGCCTGAGCCGACCCATCCAGACCCGAGAGCCCCTTGTCCGATCCCAAGCCGGGGCCGCGCAGCAGAGAAGTGAGTGGAGTTCTGGGGGATTGCTGGTGGCCATGGTTGAACGCAAATATCAGGGCTGAATGGGCAGATTTGAATGGGGGGTCGTCAGTCATTTTTTTCCTCCAGAAAAAGCATGCTTTTTTTCAACCAATTCCGCGAGAGACAAATATTCTGATTTTAATATTGCACACGCGGCATCTTTCAGTTTTTCACACATTTTTTTGTCCACGCCAAATTCCGTTATCATCCAACTCATAGGATAATAAACTTGTTCCTCCAGCACAGCCATAGGGATACCATCATGTGCAGCACAAAGAAATACGACATCCTTATTTATATCACAACACCAATCCGGCACAAAAATTTCACCATCCGCGCTTATCCCTAATGTCGCATTTGGAATGCCGTCTTTTTCCAACCAAATTATTTCGTTAATTTTATCAGTCATTTTTTCCCTCCAGAAAAAGCACGCTTTTTTTGTGCCCGATACAGCCGGTTTCCGATCTGCCTCAGAATTTCCCGATCCGGCCATGATAGCCTGGGATCATCGATGCTCAACACCAGGATTCCGAGGTCCCTCCACCCCTCCGATTTGATGCGCTCCAGGTCCTCTGGAGAACGATCGGATGGGAGAAGTCGTCCGAGAGTGCATTGATAGGTCAATCCGCCAACTCCTCGTCGTGTGACGCTCTTTTGATGACCAGCGGCACTTTTTCGCCGGTGTTGTCGATTTCCAGGAGCATTCTCACTGCTGTCTCTCCACCAGCCCGAACCGATTGAATTCCAATCTTAACGGAACTCAGGCATCGACCGGAACCATCAAAAAATGACCCGGTGATTGCATCGCACCAGACGAGGCGCATCGA